ACCGACATGCGGGCGAACTGCATCATCTGGCGCTGGGCCTCGACGACGGAGCCGGCCTGATTGACGAGGAATTCCCGGTTGGTGTCGAACAGTTCCTTCAGCGGCGCCAGTTCGGCGCGGGCCTGCTCAACGCCTGCATAGTCGGCGGCGATGGCCTCGCGCACGTTGCGCGGCATCCGATCCCAATCGACCTTTGCGGCGCCCTTCCACGCCTGCGGCGGCGGGATGCGTTCCAGATGCTTGCCGGCCTTGTCGATCTCAGGAGCCAGAGCGGTGGTGGGCTTTGCGGCCTCCGTCAGGGGCTTGGCAGCCTCGGACTTGAGCGTCAGCGTCTCGCGCGGCTTGCCCTCTCCCGGCTTGGCAAAGCGGCCCTGTTGGTCGCGTTCCCGGTCGGCCTTCTGCTGTGCCGTCTCGGCGGGGGCCTCGATCTCCGGCGCGGGGGCCTCAGCCTCAATTGGCGTATCGACGGCAGGGGCCGGGGAAAGCTCGCCAGCCAGTGCCGCGCGAAGGTCGGCGCCGATGTCGTCGTCAGCTTCGTCGGCCATTAGTAGCGCTCCTGCGTTCTGTTGTGGCGGTCCAGGGCCTCGCGTTTGCCGGAGGAAAGCTCCTCATAAGCGCGCTTGACCGTCTCCCCGATTTCGCGGCGGCCGATCAGTTCGACCGGCTTCACGTGCTGGGGGATGGATTCGTTGCCCACGGTGACGGCGCCGGCCCGGTGCGTGGCCTTCTCGAAGGCGCGCTTGCCGTCGTAGACCCGGCCGTCCGCGTGGTTCAGCAGGCCGTGGATGGTCCCCAGGCTGTCGGTGATGACGGCGGGGCCTTCGGGGCGCTCCTCGAAGTAGTTGTCGCGAATCTCGACCACGGCATCGAGGTCGGCGTCGTAGCGGAAGCGGGTTCTCATGAATTGCTCCACAGGCGGGCACCATCGAGCGGGTTGGCGCGCACGGTGCGGGCCTTCATCCTGAAGCGCGGCTTCACGTCATCGTCGTATGTAAACATCGCGACTGGACGCATCTTTAGTTCCTGCTCAGCGATGTGCGCGCGATCTTCCGCCCTCGCGAGAAGATGCCCGACAATTTGATTGTCTTTCGATCTCTGCGCGAGGCGCGCCGTGAACTCCCTCAAATAGACCCGCAAGCGCCTGTTGGTGCGCCGCGCATTCTGGAGCTTCTCTTCCATGGAGAGTCGCTTGGTCATACTGGCGCTCCCGGAGGCTGCTGGGCCTGTTGCATGGCCTGTTCGTGCTGCTGTTGAGCAAGGGCCGCAGCCTGCTGCTGGGCTGCGCCTTCCATCTGGAGCGCTTGCATGTTCATCCCATGCTCGGCCTGCGCGTGCTGGTGTTCCAGCATCGTGCCCTGTAGCTCGATCTGCGACTTCTGCACCTCGTTTTGGGCCTTCTTGCCCTCGGCATCGGCCTTGATCTTCGTTATCTCAAGCTGCGGATTGGGCGGCGGCGGTTCCTGCGCCTTCTGCTCCATGCCAGCGACGAACTTCTCGATGGCCGTCTCCACCGTCTCGCCCGCCTTGAACCGACGCGCGCCGAACATCAGAAGCTCGCCCATCATCGGGGCCGCCTGCGGTGCCTGCTGCAAGATCGGCCCGGCCGCCGTCAGAAACTGCGTCATGGCGCCGATGAACTCGACCGCCTTTTGCTGCTCCATCTGCTGGTCCGGCTCGACGGTGCTGTCCGTTTCCACGTCGATCATAAACCCGCGCAGCTTGTCGTCGCGGAGCAGCGCCATCACGTCGTCCCATGACGGCTGATCTATCGCCGCCAACATATCCTGCGGGATTGGCGGGGCCGGAAGCGGAGGCTGTCCCATCTGCTGCCGCTGGGCGTTGACCTGCTGGAACTGCTGAAGCATCTGCTTCTGCTGGTTGGTCAACAACTTGATTCCCGACATCTGCGCCAGGGTCTGCTGGCTGAAATGCTCGGCAATGACCTCGGCCATCAGGCGGATGGCGTCGCGGGCGAACCGCTGAACGTCGCGTTGCCGGTCACGGACGCGGAGGCTTCCCCATTGGCTTTTTAGCTGCTGGGCGGTCGCCGTCTCGCTGGCCTGCGAGGCACCACGCACGATATCGCTGATGCCCGTGACCTCGTAGAGCGCCTGTTTGGCGTTCTCGCGGGCCTCGATGCAGGTCTTGAGCGTTGAGGCCACCTTGTCGAGCGGGAACCACGACACGGCCCCATCCATGCCGCCGCGCTCGGTGAACATCGCCCAATTCTCGACCGGGATCAGTTCGGTATCCGTGGCGTCGCTCAACATGCGCTTGAACGAGTCCAGATCGGCGGCGTAGAGCCCGCGCAACCGCAGCGATTCCGACAGCTTGTAAATGCGGTTGGTCAGCAGGTCGATCTCGTCGGCCTGGTCCTGATAGAACTGGAAGTCAGGGATCGGCAGGATGCTGTCGTTCGCCGTCGTGGCGTCGAGCGGGCGCGGGATCGGCCAGAAGTTGTCGAACTTCACGGGCGGTTCCATGTCGCCCAGCAGGCCCTCTTCGTAGCCCGGCGAGACCTGATAGACCTTGCGGCTACGCTTGTCCCAAATGGTCCAGACGGTCGCCTTCGCGTCGCGCTTGTCGTCGGCGGTGAAGCGGCCACCCTCGCCCATCTTGTGGTCTAGCTGGATCTTGTTGCCGACTTCCCGGCCGAACTTCTCGATCACCTCGTCGCGCGTCAGGAAGGCGCGATAGGCGAACCACCACACTTCGTCCCAAGTCCGCGCCGGGTTGGTCAGCGTGTCCTTCCAGTGCAGGTAGCGCAGGATGGCCTTCTGCTGCGTGACGGCGGCGGGCTGCATCTCGGATTGCTCGTCCCCGTCGTCCGCGTCGTCGGTCGATTCGGCCAGCAGGTCGGCGCTCGGCCCTTCGTCAACCGTGGGCACGTACTCGACAATCGCCATGCCGCGACCGGGCAGGAGCAGGTCTTGCACGCAATCGCGCACTGACTTGTCAAAGTCCTGCGTATCCAGAGCGCAGTTGATGGCCCGTTCCAGAATGATCGAGGCAACGCGCCCCACCGGGTCGGCGTCCTTGTTGCGCCGGCTGACGTTCGGCTCGGGGGTCTGCGAGTAAAGCGCGGGGCGGATCGTCTCGACGTTGCTCCACAGCAGGTTCATCTTCCGGCCGCGTGCGTCTTGGATGATTTCCCGGTCGGTGCGCTCGTCCTTGTAGCGGCTGATGACCTTGTCGCCCTTGGTGTGCCACTCCTGGTACTTCTTGTTGGCGCGGGCGATTTCGGACAGCCAGTCGCCGGCCGGGTTCTTGGGGGCCGCCGCGATGGCTGCGGTATCTGATAGCTCGCTCATATCCTGCCGCTCCTGCTGCGGGTGTGATCCTTCCACAGCGCGTCCATGGTGGGCTTGGTGTCCCAAAATTCCGGCTTGGGCTTGGGCTGGTCGGCGCGGACGTAGGGCCGGCTCATGCAGGCATATCTGCACTCGTCGGGCGCGTGGTCCTCGGCCTCGGTGTCAACGTCCTCTGCCCGCGTCTCGTCGTGCTGCAAGGCCGGCAGCGTGCGGATGAGGTCGCGGCAGGTGTCGAAAAAGTAGATCATCGGCCGCTCGTCACCCAGGAGGCGGGCGCGCACCTGATCCCAGCCGCCCATGGCCCCCGTCCCGGCCGTGCGCTTGTTGTCGGCTCGGCGCATGTTCGGCAGCTTCAGGCGCTCCCATATCGAGGGGCCGCCATCCGAGGCAAAGGCCGCAGGGTCAAGCACGCCGTAGCCAATGGTTTCCCCACGTTCACGATCGCGGATGCCCTCGCCCACTTCCTCGGCTGGCATCTTCAGGCCGGTGTTCGGCTCGCCCGGCTTGCAGCCGTACCACTCGCGGTATCGGATCAGTGCGCCACGGGGGAACGCAGGCAGGCTGCCGTCGCTGATTGCCCACCAGCCTACGCTAAAGGGCTTGGCAGAGCCCCAATCCATGCTGCGAAAGCGCGTCCATTCCTTTGGGATCTCGAAGGGCTTCACCAGATGCTTAGGGCCGAACTCGGGGAAGAACGCGCCCGCTATGACGTTCCAGTCCCCCTCCAGCCACGCCCGCACCAGTTCCTCGCTGCCGCTCATGTGCAGGTTGGCGACGTAGTCGTTACCCAAATAGGTGTTATCGGCCAGCCGCGACGGGATATAGACGCGCTCCCGGCTGACGGCCTCGCCTGTGAACGGGTTCCTGAACTCGCTCTTGATGCGCTTCCAGCCCATTGGCGCGGGGTCGATGTAGCGGGCCTTCACCCACTGGTGACCGGCGCCGCCCGGATTGCCTGTTGCGCGGAATCCACAGGGCACGCCCGCACCTGACCGCAGCGTCGCCATGAGCTTCATGATGGGCGCGGCGCTGGGGAAGTTACCAATCTCCTCGATGTAGACGCGCGTGTAACTGTGGCCCTGGTAGTTGTCGGCGTCGCTGTCGCGTTCCAGATAGGCGAACACCAGCCGCGCGCCATTGGGAAAGCGCCAAATCTTGTCCGTGTCGTTGAACGTCGCGCCCAGCGGTGTGTAGATGACCTTGGAGCGTTCAATCGTCTCGCGAAGCTGCTTGAGCGTGCGGCGGATCATCAGCCCGATGGCGTTAGCCCCGTACTGGTCGGCGTGGACCACGAACTCGCCCAGCACGCCGTCCGTCTTGCCGCCACCGCGTGCGCCGCCATAGAACACCTCAAACACCGGGCAGGTGATGAGCGCGGTCTGTGGGCCGGGCTGGGGCTTCCAGATGACGGAGTAGTCGGTGCCGTCAGGCATCAATGCACCGGGGAGTGCTGGCTGGCCCACTCGTCCGCGTCCTTCGCGACGGGCGGGGACTCAACGACCATGCGCTCGTCACGGACGGTCGCCTCAATCTGTTGCGTGGCCTTACCGTCCAGCCGGTCGCCAATCTCGCGCATGGCCGCTACGTCGCCAGCCAGGGCTTCCTTCACTAGAGCGTCGGCCAGCGCGCGGAGCTTCTTCTTGCCCTTCGCGTGGGGCTCGTTGACGGCTAGGCGTATGGCGTCGCGCCATGCCTTGTCGCTCCATGCTCCCTTGGGGCGGTGCGGGCGGGCCATTTACAGCCCGTAACCGTTTGAGATGCCACGGAGATCGTGGTCATCGGGGGTGTTCGCCTCATCCCATGTTTCAAGTGAAATCTGGTGATTCCGAATGGGGCCAAGTGCGCGCAGACCACGGATACCTTGCGATACCGTGCGGCCTTTCCTCTTAGCGTCCAGGGAATTGGATTTTGGCGTGCCCAAAAATAGATGTGATGGGTTCACGCATTTGCGATTGTCGCAGGTGTGGCAGACGTAAGCGAAGCGCGGAATGGGGCCCCTTGAACACTGCCACGCAAGGCGGTGTGCCAATTCTCCCTTTACGAGACCGTAGCCCCCTTGGTTGCGGCTGCCTTCCCACGTCCAGCATGAATCGGCGCCACGGCTTTTGTCCGTTTGCGCGTCGAGAATATGCCGCCAGTCTTCAAGTGTTCTAGCCACATGTGACTAACTATTTAGCTCCGACTTAGGAAGTCAAGGGAATTGTGGCAACCCGGCGAATAGCCGCCCAGGATGCAGCCGGCAATTCCAGAAATGTCGAGTACCTGACGCGTACGTAAGGGTCCAATCCCAAGGCTGCTCTCCTGCGTTGAACCGTGTCGGTATGGTGGCCGGTCTTTCGGGCGATTTCGTGGTCTGCGTGCGTCTTGTGGAGCGCGTACAGGGTGGCGGTGTCGTAGGGGCTCCAGGGGCGTCCGTTCATCTGCGGCCATAGCTCCAGTTGGTATCAAATCGAATCTCGGGCTGGGGCACGTCCACGACCTCTCCGGTCTGGTCTAGGACGACAACCCAGATCCTGTGGCCGTCGATGCCGCACTCGTTGAGGAAGTAGGCCCAGCCACGCTTTTCGGTGGCCTGCACGCCCTTGGGGAGGGTCTTGGACGTGATCTCTACGGGGAGAGGAGGATTAAGCTGGTGCATCGATCCTCGGCCCCACGCGCCAGATTTTGCCCCGGTGAATCTCGACGAAGCAGGCAAACCGCCATTTATAGCCGTCGCCAGGGTACGCCTTGCAGGGCGCCCATTCGGCGGGCTGCCAGCCCTCTTCCGGGACGCGCTTGATCCAGTACCAGCCGATGGGCCTCATGCTTTCACCTTCGGCAGCGCATCCAGATATCCGGCGATTTTGTCAGCTATCCGCTGATATTTGGGCGGGTCTTTCGCGGCAAGGCGGTTGAGGTCGAGGACGTTGGCGCGCCACCACGATTCGAACTCGGCGCGGGTCGCCCAAGGCTGCGGCTCGGTCATGCCTTCACCTTCGGACGTGCGGAGAGCATGGCGCGGTAAAGCGGCGCGAGGATGCCGTTTCTCAAATCTGACGTGTCGAACAACTCGTCGCTGGCCGCGTCTGCCGTTACGATCATCTCCGCTGTCGGCTCCACCGGCACGACTACATGCGTACCGCTTGAGTCGATTGAAGAGAGGGCGGCGCGGGCGGCAAAGCGCCAGTTTTTGCGCGTCTCCTCAGATTCGTCCTGCCAGGTTATCAGCCGACGACGCTTCGCCGCGCGTTCGGAGTCTGCCTGCCAAAGCCCTTCCGCGATCTTCTCTACCAGTGCGTCTAGGTCGCTCATGCCGCTTCCCTCCTCTCCTGCTTCTTGGATGCCCATTCCTCGTAGATGGAGGGGGGGACGCGGCAGCCGGGCTCTCCAGGCTCAGGGCCCCAATCTCCACGCAGCCACATCTTGCCGGGACGCCAGCCGCTGATGCGGGCACGCCATTGCGAGTCGTCGTCGCGGTTGACGGTCTGACCGGCAATGTCTTCCGGCTTGGTGAATTTCGACACAGGCGGCAATTTCGTCTGCCGCATGAACCCGCGCCATGTAGCCGTCCAATCATGGCTGGTTTTGGCGTTCGCCTTCGTCCAGTCGCGGAAGTCCTGCATCCGCTTGGCGTACAGATCACCGACGATCTCGGGCCTGCCTTTCCGAAGCTCGGCAAGGTCCGCTTCAGTCGGCTCCCACCCTTCCGGCAAAAGCTGGGCTCTGGCTGGCGCGCGTTCGCGCGTTCCAGTCCCAGTCCCTTCCGGTCCCTTCCACTCCTTTCCAGAGCGAGGGTCAGCCGAGGGCTCGCGAGGTTTCGACGAGCCCTCCTGATATTCCGGGAATTTGCTGGCGCTCGGCCGATCAATCCTCTGATGATCCAACCACTTAGGAATGTCGAGGTAGTGGCTACCGTCCACCTCGTAGAGCCGCACGCAATCGGCGGCCTCCAATTCCTTGAGCCAGGTCGGAATGAGCGCGGGCGCGTCATCATCATAGGGATAGAGAAGGCTCGCGAGCAATCGCGGGGCCGCGCGAGTGCGGCCGGCGTCGTCGCAGATTGTCCAAAGCTGAACGAACAGCAGGCGAGCATCGCGGCTCACCTTCCCCACGGACTCAGATTGTGGGAACTCCGGCTTTATCGTGCGAATGCGGGCCATCAGTGAACCTGATCCACGCGAGCAAAGACGAGCGGGGAGCCCCAATGACCCAACTTGAGTGTGCCAAAGCGGTTGAAGGCTCGCGTCGCCTCACGTGGGCTCAGGGGTGGTACCTGAAACGTCGGAACGATGTCACCGTTCTCGTTTCTATGAGCAAGCGAGCCATCTTTCCGTGTCGGCCTTATGAGCCCGACAGCATGGAGCCCAAACAGCAGCCGCAAAACTTCCGCACTGATGTCGCCTCTATCAACAAACCCGCTTCCGCGCGTCCATCCAGCAATGACCTTCAATATTCTGGCCGCCGATGTATCTCCAAAACAACCGGCCCACATCTCGATATGCCACGCATCGTCGTGCCATGCGTTCATGCTCTCTTCCATTTCGGCGTCTTCTTGGGCCTGAAGCCGGTCTACCTCGTCTTCCTCTGGTTCTGTCTGTTGCGCCTTTAGAGCAGCGTTATACTTGTTGAGAAGTTGGACATAATCGTTCCAGGATGTGGCGCGCTTAGCCAATTGCTCCATGGTTTCGACTGGGTACTTCTTGGCGACAATGTCCTTTAGCCGATCGACAAAGTCCTCTCGCGGCTGGCTAAACCGATTGCGCAATATGCCTTGAATGTAGAGGATCTTGCGAAGGGCCGGATTTTCCCGTTCGCCGGCCCGCATCTTGATAACCAGGCCAATCTTGCCGAAAGCATTGTCCCAGTCGGACTCCGTGCCGTCGCGGAAGTAGATGTCAAACGCCTCGCCCGCAGCCTCAAGAACCTCAACCAGACCATGTTTCTTGATGAGCCTCCGCAATGTGTTGCGCCCCACGTCGCCGGGCGTCCACTCACTGCGTGAGCCAATCGCATCAACCAGAATGTCGACTTCAGAAATAGCGTGCTTTTCCAGCTCCTCCCGCCATTGGCGCATCATCTCAAGCTGTTGGCGTCGCTCCTCTAGATCGGCCAATTGGGCGTGCTGTTTGCTCAGCACCGTGTCGTCGGATAACAGCCGGGCGCCCTTGCCAAGATTGCAGTCCTTGCAGGCGGTAGTGAGGTTGAGCAACGTCGTCTCGCCGCCTTCGGCTACCGGAACGACGTGATCGCAATGCAGGATTTTGGCGGTCGCCAGCGCGCCACAATATTGGCACATGAATTTGTCGCGCTTGAATACTTCAAAGCGCAGGCGCTTCGGAATCGGTTTTCTGGTATTAGTGGCCTCAGCCATGTCGCTCGTCCTTCCGTGACAGCGTGTGGTTAGAGGCGGTGCATGCGTTACCAGCGCATCCCGCCTCGTCTATTTGTATAGCACAGTTGCTCGGGAAAGTGGTGGGGAAATGCGTCATTTCACCCGCCGTTCGATGCAGCTTTGATGAGGCGCAGGAACACCTCAGCCTCAAGAATCGCTATCCACGGTTCGTTGTTCCGGCGATGCAGCACGACGGGGAAATTGTCGCCGCAATCCTCCAATGCCTGATTGAGCGCGGCATATGCTGACAGTGTCTCCGTCCGCTTGACCTCAACATGCCAGCCCGGCAGGCCCACCACGTCGGCGGAATCGGGGCCGCCCTGGTACTGGACGCCGCGTCGGCCTTCGAAGCCATGCTCGCGCAACAGCGCCGCGACTTCGCGCTCACCGACCTTGCCCTTGTTGCGAGACATCTTGCCCACTAGGCGTTCACTCCCCGGCGCGGCGTCAACGCCAATGCTGAAGTCACCGCATCCCGGAGCCTTATCAGCGCCACGAGCTTGTCGCCTGACCGCGCACGCTTGGCACGACGGCGGGCGCGAACGACTGCCTTCTCGGCTTCACGCTGGGCGCGGGTCACAGGAACCTCTCTCCCGCGTCGATCGATTGCTGCGCCGTCTGGCCGGGCCATGAGATAGGCCAGCCCTGCATTTCAGCGACCTCGATGATGTACTCGACCGATTCGCCCATGCGCTCGGCAACGGTGACCGGGCTTCTGCCGTCCTCTAGGTCGATGCGTGCGTCGTTCCAGCCGTATTCCCTAGCCATGGTGCTACCTCATCCCTTCGTAGAAACGCTGCATCCGCTTGGCATGTGCCTTGAGCGTCGGGCTGTTCTCGCCAGTGCGGGAACGGCAATAGGCGATGAAGCCGGGCGCGTTCAGGTTCTGCTTCTGCGTGCCCCACTCTAGGTTGTCCGGCCGGTTGTTCCGCGAGTTCTCGTCCTTGTGCATGACGACGGCTCCGGGGAATGGCGCAGGACCGTGGAAGGCTTCACAGACGAGGCGGGCAATCTTCAGTGTCTTTCCGGCCCTCTTCCAATAAACGATGTATCGCCCGCCACCAGATCCAACAGCCCAGCAACCAATGATCGGCTTGGTGATGTATTGCCGAATGTTGCCGTTGGGCATCGCCGCTTCCGTACAAGGCAGTTTCACGCGCCCCCATGAGGAGGCCGTCATGCCCGGAAAACTAGGGACCGCACGCCATTCTTCTTGGTCGGTCATGCGCGCCTACCTCAAAACGGCAGATCGTCGTTGATAACGCTGCCGCCAGTCGGGCGCGTCGGCGCTCCGGTCTGCCGCGACTGCCCATCGCCACGAAACGGCGGCTGGATGCTGAGGCTAAGGTATGGACCCTTGACGCCTTGTTTCTTCCACCCCGCGATCTTCACCTTGCAGTCGGGTTGGTCGCCCAGCGCATCCACGAGGGCCGCCAGGAATTCCTGCGTCAGCTTGAAGTCGCCGTTGTAGTCCGGGCGGTTGGCGTTGCCTTGCTTGTCCGTGATGAACAAAGCGCCCGTGGTTTTGATGTCGCTCATGCTGCTTCCCTTTCAAAGCTCGCCGCCTTGATCGCGGCGCGAATCTCGTTGACCGTTCGCGGCGCGGCGGCCACGGACACCCGCTTGCGGATGATGTATTCGCACCGCTCTTGCATGGTGTTGTCGGTGGCATCGATGCCGGGCTTGACGCGGCGCTGCACAAGGAACGCCAGCCCGCGCGCTTGGCAAAGCATGGCCTCGTTGGCGACGGTTGAAATGTTCGCGCCGTCCTTGCCCATCTGACGGTCACGGCACAGGTTCCCGACGTGGTAGGAAAAGCCCTTGCCGGGTTCCAACTGGTTGAACGCCGTGATGAATTCCATGCGAGTCATGCCGCTTCCCTCTGCTGTTCGATCTGGTATTCAGGCCACCGGGCGCGACAGGCTGCGAGCGCCCTTGCGTGCAGGTCCGTGGCGAGCGCATCGCCGCTGTCCAACAGCAGCCGGGCGCGACGGTGGTTGTGCCGGATGGTCGAATGTTCGGACTCGAAAGCAGCCGACAGGCGCGCCGCTGAAATCCGCGTCAGTTCCAGCGCCAGCTTGATGCCGATCTGGCGCACCGGCACAACGTCGGCAGGCTTGCTCTTACTCCGCACGCGCCAGGGGTCGATGCCCGCAGCAACCGCCACGATGTCGATGATTTGTATGGCTCGGCGGAACTGTTCGGGGCATGTGTCCCCGCGATACCAGTTTAGGTCATAGCCTACGCTCGCGTACTGCTTCACCGCAGCCTTTGCCTTGTGCTTGTAGACCGGCTTGACGTAGCCCGGCTCACGGATCTTCCGCAGCCGTTCCTGCGTCGCGTAGTCGGTGCCGTTCCGGGGCGTCGCCAGCACGACGGGCGCGAGGCCGTGATCGATCGGCTTGACCAGCGTCGGCAGCTTGGGAAGCCGCGCGATGGCCGCCTCCGACGCTCCCCTCGCCCGCATGGAGTCGTGAAGCCGCTTCAGGCGTGCGTGCATCAGGGTGAGGTGCCCTGTGTCGGATTCCTGCGCGTAGTGCATTATCTCCCTCCCCAGGCACGGAGAATATGTTCCGCCAATTGCACTGGATTGTCAACCGACATGCGGGCGAACTGCATCATCTGGCGCTGGGCCTCGACGACGGAGCCGGCCTGAT